GCAGATGAACACAGTGGTCAAGGCGGGAGCTACCTGCTGGATCCCGAAACAGGCGTTCGCACTTTAATTATGCGTACGCTTCCACCACAACCATCACAGGGAACATCCGATGGCACTGCTACTGCGCAAACGCCTGATTCTGATCGAGACGGAGTCAAGTTACGGGACGGATCCAACCCCGGACGGGGCCGACGCAGTCCTCGTAAGAGATCTGAGCATCACCCCTCAGTCGAGTGATGTCGTCAGCCGCGACCTGATTCGTCCTTATCTAGGAGCTTCTCAACAGCTGCTGGCAAACACCAAGGTTGAATGCACTTTTAGTGTTGAACTCGCTGGGTCCGGCACTGCTGGTACTGCTCCTCAGTACGGCAAAGCAATTCAAGCCTGCGGATTGAGCGAGACCATCGCCGCTAACACCTCAGTTAAGTACGAGCCTGAGTCAAGTGGATTCAATAGCATCACCATCCACTACAACATTGATGGCGTTCGCCATAAGGTGACTGGTTGCAGGGGCAATCTGACGTTGAATGCAACTGTCGGCGAGATTCCTTCCTTGGATTTCGCTTTCACTGGTATTTACAACGCCCCAGACGATACTGCGCTGCCGACTCCAACTTATGCTAATCAAGACGATCCTGTGATCTTCAAGAATGGCAACACAAGCAGCTTCCAGCTGTTGTCGTACGCAGGAGCTTTGCAGTCCATTTCTATGGATTTGGGAACTTCACTGGTTTACCGCGAGCTTGTAGGAGGCACTAAAGAAGTGTTGATTACGGATCGTGCTGTGTCTGGCTCTGTTTCTATTGAAGCAGTGCTTATGGCGACTAAGGACTTCTTTGCTGCTGCCGTTGATGACGATGCAGCATTAGGAAACCTTCAGTTCACCCATGGGTCTGTTGCAGGCAACATTGTTCAATTCACCTCTTCAAAGGTGGACATTGGCGATGTCTCTTATGGAGATCAAGACGGCATTGCGATGCTGGAGATCCCTTACACTTGCGTGCCTGACTCTGCGGCTAATGCTGAGTTTGATCTGATCTACACCTGATCAACTTGTTGTTGTGATTTTGGGAGCCTTTTCAGGCTCCCTTTTTTTGTGTAAGCTAATTCTGCTTATGCACTTACCCAATGGCTTTTGTACGTAAAAAGGTAAAAACCTTTAAATGGCCCGTACAAGTAACAGAACCTAGTGAGGACCGTCCAGGCGAATTTGACAAATTTGAATTTACGGCTGTATTCAAAAGAGTAAAGCTTTCTGAACTTAATTCCTTGGGAGAAGACTCAGGACTGCCATTGCTTAAAAAAGTCATGGTCGGCTGGGAAGGCATCCAGGATGAAGATGGCAAAGAAGTTCCTTTCTCAAGCAAGGAGCTTGAATCCTTTTCTGATGATGTCGACTGGGTGAAGGCTGTACTTGCGGCCTACACCAAAACCTATGAGGGGGCGGAAGCGGGAAACTAAGAGAGGCTGCGATTTATTGGGCGTCCGGCGGCAAAGAAGTCGAGGACAAAACCAATGATGATGCAGCTGCTTTCGGGATAAGCTTGCCAAAGCCGAAGCCAAAGGAGTCTACGGATTTCGAGGTTTGGGACGAAAACTGGGATGCAGTCATTATGTTTCTGCGACTGCAGACCCAGTGGCAGGTTTCAATGAGTGGATATGTCGGATTGAAGTATGAGGTACTGCTAGGTTCCGAAGGCTTGTTTGGCCTCTACAATGTGGAGGATCGTAGAGACATGCTCGAGCGTCTTCAGGTAATGGAGGCGGCAGCCCTAAAGGAACTCCGGAAACGCTCTGATGGCAAAGGCAATTGACACTCTTTCCATCAAGCTTGATTTCAAAGCGGGATCTGGCTCTCAGCAGATAATTGACAAGATTGGAAATTCAATAAAAAAATTACAAGTAATAGCAGGTCAGACAGGGCCTTCTGTCGAAAAAGTAAGAAGATCAATAAACGATTTTGCAAAGCAAGGAAATAAAAGTATCAGCACGATTGAAGGGCAAGTTACAGCCTTAAGGGCATTAAGAAGAGAAGCGGATATTAACAGCAAGGAGTTTAAAGAGCTAACTGCTGACATCGCAAAATATGAAAGGCAGTTAAATAAAGCCCAAGGTCGAAGAGGTGGTGGTGGTGGTGCCCGTCAGGCGACACAGGTGGCGGGTGCAGTTATTTCTGGCGGAATTTTTGGTGGACCTGAAGGTGCGGTGGGTGGTGCGTTGGGCGCCTTCGGTGGTGTTCAGGGAGCTTTCGCTGGTGCTGCAATTGGTGCTCAAGTTGGGAACGTTAGAAAATCCGTTGGAGACGCCGCAGATTATGCCGCGCAAATTGGCAAGCTCAAGATCGCTCTTGAAGGAGTTGTTCCAAATCAAGATGACTTCAACAGTGCTCTAGAAACGGCCTCACGAGCTACTCAGGAATTAAATGTTCCACAAGAGCAGGCTGTTCGTGGAATAACAAGGCTTGCTGCAGCAGTAACGGGTGCAGGTGGTCCTGTTGGCGATGCAGAGACTACTTTTAAGAATGTAACTGCGGCTATCAAAGCAACGGGCGGCAGCTCTGAAGACGTAAAAGGCGCCATCACGGCGATGGTTCAGGTCTTCAGTAAAGGCAAGGTTTCTGCAGAAGAACTGTCTGGACAGCTTGGCGAAAGACTGCCAGGAGCGGTGACCTTATTCGCTAAGGCGAACAAAATGACCTTGCCTGAGCTTCAAAAGAATCTCAAGGCTGGCACGGTAGGACTGAATGAATTAATGAAATTCATTGAGCAGTTAGGCGTTGAATTTGATGGCACTGCAAAGACTATTGCAAGTTCCAATGAAGAGGCTGGAGCAAGGCTTTCAGTAGCGTTCGACGAGATGAGAGCAAGCGTTGGTAACTCTTTGCTCGAAACTGGAGCAAATTTCCAGAATGCTTTCGCTGAATTTATAACCGACCTTACGCCAAAAGTTGTTAGCGGGATCGAGCTAATTAAGAAATCCATGTCTGGATTCATGGCAGTATTTTTGCCAGCTGCTGCTGGCATTACCACTTTCATCTTGCTTGTTAAAGGAGCAGCAATTATTCAGGGTCTTGGGGGAATTGCGGCAGCCATAGTCACTCTTGCATTAAAGATAAAAATTCTGGCAGGGGGATTAGCAACCGTTGGAATATTGTTAGCTACTAACCCATTATTCTTAGGAATTGCAGCAGTCTCTGGAATTGTTGCAGGGATTGTTGCGATAACCAACGCAATTAACGGCCAGGCAGCGGCTACTGAGAGGCTTGTAAAAGCAGGAAAGTCTGATACAGCGACTGCTGACGACAAGCAAAAAGCTCTTAGCGAGTTAACTGGTCAAGCCGGTGAACAGAGAAGAATTATTAGAGAAAATACCGGAACGACTGGCGGCGCACGGGCTCAAAACGCGGCAAACAACAGAAGAAGAGCTGCCGAAAAAGAGCTTGCAAGAATAGAAAGAGATATAGCTATTGTTACTCGCGTCAAGAAGAAGCCTGATAAAAAAGATGCTTTCGATTACGGTGACCCGTCTACAGAACCCGGAGGCGACAGTGGCGGCACCAAGAGCACTCTAGAGAACAGGACTAAGCAGGCTCAACAGCTAGAAAGCAGTATTCGGCGACGGCTGAATCTGGCGCAAGCTGAAGGAGGACTTGCGCGTTTTCTTGCTCAACAGGCCAACCAGCGAGCGGTGCTTGAAGATAAAATTATCAAAATTAAAGAAGGCGGCACAAGTCAAGAAATAGAGCGAGCTACTGCAGAAGCGCGAAACCTTCAAACTCAAGAACAAGCAGCAAAGCTTCAAGAACGTGTAAAACAACTCTCCGAAAAGGCACTCAAACCCCTGCAAGACGCAGTGCAAGCTGTTAGAGATCAGGTAAAAGTTGAGGAGCGAATTGAAGAATTGATAAAAAAAGGTATCGCTCCTCAAAGGGCAGAAGATATTGTCAATTTGGAAAATCTTAAGAAAAAGGCTATAGAACTTCTAAATGTCAATATTGATATACTTAGAATCAAGGTTGCAAGCGGTAAAGCTACTCAGGCTGAGATTGAAGAGCTTGACAGGTTAATTAAAAAGCGCAAAGAGGCAGAGGATATTGATCCAGAAGAAGAAACATCTAAAGGCAAGTACGACGGCGCAAAGAGCGAATTTAAGCAATTTACAGAAGACTTTGAGGAAGGGCTAGACAACATAATGAATGTTGGGCCGCAACTCGCAGGTGTCGCGGTTAATGCGATAGGAAGTATGACTGATGGCCTTATAGAGCTGATCACTACTGGCAAGGCAAATTTCAAAGAAATGGCTGCTTCGATTTTGAAAGATATAGCCAAGATCATGATTCAGGCCGCCATTGCTGGTGCGATCAAGAAAATGTTCTATGCCGATGGTGGTGTGATTCAAGGTGGTCGAAATGTCAAGGCATATGCAACGGGTGGAGTTGTCTCCGGACCAACGATGTTCCCAATGGCTGGTGGTGATGTTGGCCTGATGGGCGAGGCAGGCCCAGAGGCGATTATGCCTTTGAAGAGAGGCCCAGGCGGTCGTCTTGGAGTCGAAGTTGCTAATCAAAACAACCCAAGGGAAGCCATGGCCAGATATTCGCGCGGTTCAAGTGGTGGTGATCTCATTCCTTCTGATGGTGGATCTTCTGCATCAGGCGAGGGTGGTACTGCAGTTGCCGCATCAATAGATGTTCGCTACACCGTGGAACGTATCAATAGTGTTGATTATGTAACCGCTGATCAGTTCCAGAGTGGAATGCAAAGTGCAGCGGCACAAGGAGCGCAACGCGGTGAACAGAACACGCTAAAACGCTTACAGATGAGCGGTAGCACCCGCAAGAGGATAGGTCTATGACAAGTTTTGCTTTTGGCCATGCGCTACGAATAAAGCCTGAGCAAACAGAGCTTTATCGTTTTCAGAACTTTTTTATCGGTAAAGAGATTACGCACCGAAGCCCCCTGCAGCGTGAACCTGATCCGCCATTGCCCGGATCAAATTACATCTTTGTGCCCTTCGGCTTTTCTGGTGTCACTGTTAACCGCACGGGTGACGGTTTAGAAGCAACAATAGTTTTCCCAAACAACGACTTATCGCGTGGCTGGGGCGTTAGCGCGATTGAGGGTGCTTGGGTTATGGAGGTTGATGTGTTGACTGTTGAAGACCCAGACCCTGATACAGGCTTGTCAACGGAAAACAAAATCGTTCACACCTACACCGGTCAAGTAACAGGCGGGCAGTGGGACAACACGTCGTTAAACCTAGAGCTGAGTTCGGTGCTGGATGCTGTTGGAACGGACGTACCAAGACGTTCGTTGACGAATCGGATTGTGGGTAACTTGCCGATTAGTAATAATGTCCGGCTGCGCTGATCTCATTGGGATGCCGTATCGGCTAGGCGCTGACGGCAGCGATGGTCATATTGACTGCATCCACCTTTGCTACAAGGCTTTAGGGCACATCGGCATTGATCCGCCACCGTTTAAGCAGTCCTGGTACGAAGCAAGTAAATGGGAAGTATCGCGTGATTTATTGAACTGGGGTTTTCGGGTCAAGAAGCCTGAGTATGATGGGGATATTCTGCTGTTACCGCAGCAATCCTGGGCATTCGCAGTCACATGGCAGACGGGA